ACTTAGAGGATACAATCGAAGGAGATGAAGAACTTACTATTAGAACCGAACTTAAAGGTGGCATGGGTAAGTACGGTAGGCTTCTTGGTTGGTTATATGTCGGCGATGATCCTGTATCACTCAACGAACAAATGATTGAGGAAGGATTTGCTTGGGCATATGATGGTGGAACTAAGCAAAAGAATTTTGAGGAACTACGAGAAATTCGTAGATCAAAAGGTACGCTAGACGCAGGTTAATGGCAGTAGCAAGAGAAGAAATTTATCTAGGTAATCCTAATTTAAAAAAGGCAAATACTGAGATACAATTTACAAAAAAACAAGTAGAAGAATGGATCAAGTGTAAACGAGATCCAATTTACTTTGCGAAAAATTATGTAAAGATAGTATCACTAGATGAAGGTCTTGTTAAATTTAAGATGTATCCTTTTCAGGAGAAATTAATTAGAAATTTTCATGAGAGTAGATTCAATATATGCAAAATGCCTCGGCAGACTGGTAAGTCTACAACTGCTGTTTCTTATCTACTACATTATGCAGTATTCAATGATAGTGTAAACATTGGTATTCTGGCAAACAAAGCAGCAACTGCAAGAGAACTATTAGGTAGATTACAAACTGCATATGAGAATTTACCTAAATGGATGCAACAGGGTATTATATCTTGGAACAAAGGATCATTGGAGTTAGAAAATGGATCTAAAATACTTGCAGCATCTACCTCTGCATCTGCAGTTAGGGGTATGTCTTTCAACATTCTATTTTTGGATGAGTTTGCCTTTGTGCCTAATCATATTGCTGACGCATTCTTCAGCTCAGTATATCCTACTATCACTTCTGGTAAAACAACCAAAGTCATAATGGTTTCTACTCCTCACGGAATGAACCATTTTTATAGGTATTGGCATGATGCAGAGAGAGGTAAGAATGAATATATTCCTACTGATGTGCATTGGTCACAAGTTCCTGGTAGAGATTCTGAATGGAAAAGACAAACTATTGCAAACACTTCAGAGCAACAATTTAAAATTGAGTTTGAGTGTGAATTTTTAGGATCTGTTAATACTCTTATTAGTGCAGCAAAACTTAAAAATTTAGTGTATGATGAACCATTAAAGAGAAATGCTGGTCTTGATATTTACGAAAATCCAAAAAAAGAACATAATTATGTAATTAGCGTTGATGTAGCACGTGGTTTAGGTAATGATTATTCTGCATTTATTGTTTTTGATACTACAGAGTTTCCATATAAGGTAGTTGCAAAATATAGGAATAATGAAATTAAACCCATGCTATTTCCTAATATTATACTTGATGTAGCAAAAGGATATAATAATGCTTACTTACTAATAGAAGTTAATGACATTGGAGATCAAGTTGCAAGTATTCTCCAGTATGATCTTGAATATGAGAATTTATTAATGGCTTCTATGAGAGGAAGAAATGGTCAAATAGTAGGACAAGGATTCTCAGGTAAGAAAACACAACTTGGTGTAAGAATGACAGCTGCAGTTAAAAAGTTAGGTTGTTCAAATCTCAAAACACTATTAGAAGATGATAAATTACTTACTTCAGATTATGATATTATTTCAGAATTAACTACATTTGCACAAAAACATAATTCATTTGAGGCAGAAGAGGGATGTAATGATGACTTGGCAATGTGCCTTGTTATATTTGCATGGTTGGTTGCACAAGATTATTTTAAAGAAATGACTGATAATGATGTTCGTAAAAGAATTTATGAAGAACAGAAAAATCAAATAGAACAAGATATGGCACCATTTGGATTTATTTCTGATGGGTTTGAGGATATGGATAGTTTTGTAGATGGTGATGGAGATAGATGGCACACTGATGAATATGGTGATAGATCATATATGTGGGATTATATGTAGAGAGTCATATCTGTGTGATGAATATAGAAGAACAGTTTGAATTGGGGGATTTACTTCTTGAAGAAAGAAGATGTAGAGTTTGTGGAGGAGTAAAAAATTTAATAGATGGTTTTTATAAAACTCATAAGAATAGATTGTCATTACCATCATCATATGCTTATGAATGTAAGACATGTACAATAAAAAGAATTGTTGCTAGTAGAAAAAATAAAAAACCTTCTAATGAGTGGATATATCCAGATTGGTAATGTTCATGCATTGTTTCCCCATTGTAAAAAGACATTTTAATAAATATTTTTAGAATAAATTTGGATTACGAGAGGAATTAAGATGCCTATAAATCTAGCATCTCCTGGCATTGTTGTAAAGGAAGTAGACTTAACTGTAGGTAGAGTCGATCCAACATCAGGAAGCGTTGGTGGACTAGTTGGTCCTTTTGCACAAGGACCAGTAGAATTACCAACAGTTATTGCTAATGAAAATGATTTATTAAATACTTTTGGAAAACCAAGCAGTATTGATAAACAATTTGAGACATGGCTAGTTGCTTCATCATTTTTAGCATATGGTGGATCTTTAAGAGTTGTAAGAGCAGATGATGATAATTTATATAATGGTGCAGTTAATAATGTGGGAATTTCAACCACTAGTTCAGAATTAAAAATTAAGAATGATGAACATTATGAGCAACTTGGTTATGATGATAATACGATTACTAATGTAACTGTTGCTGCAAGAAATCCTGGTTCTTGGTCTAATGGATTAAGAATAGGAATTATTGATGGAGAAGCAGATCAGTGTTTAGGTGTTACTAGCATTGGAAATGCTATTACAGGTAATTGGGTTGGATTTGGTGTTACTCAAGCATTTGCTGCTGGAACAATTTTACCTGGAGTTGGTTCAACATCTTTAATTGATGGATACTTAAAGGGAATTATTACTGGAGTCACTACTGTTGGTCTTGATGCTGCAGAAGGTATAGCAGGTACACTAGAGGTCAAAGTTCTTTCTCATGTAGTTGGTTCTACTGAAACTCCAGTAGATTATCAACCTAATGGATTATATAAGTTTTCTGTTGGTGTCGGATCTACTGCCACTGGTCCTAGTATTGATATATTTAAAAATGATGGTGATGTTGCTATTTCTAGAACCATGAATAATGTTGTAACTTCGGCAGATTGGTTTGATAAACAACTTCTTCATACTTCATCAGGAGTTCCTGGAACTGCAAGTACAATATCTGCAATTAATTGGAATTCTATTGTAGAAAGACCAACAACTACAGATTTTGCTGCAGCAAGAGGTGCTAAAAATGATGAACTTCATGTCGTAGTAATTGATGGTGAAGGAGAGATTACTGGCAATGCTGGTACTATTCTTGAAAAACATATAGGACTTTCTAAAGCAAAAGATGCTGAATTTTCAGCAGGATCTCCTTCTTATTGGAGAAAATACCTGAAGAATAATTCAAACTATATCTTTGGTGGTGGAGCTCCTGCAGGACTTTCAACAACTGGATTTAGTGCTGATTTTACTGAACAATCAGATATAGCATGGGATCAAAATGCAGATGGAATTATTTTTGGTGGATCAGGTGCGGTTAATTATAAAATTGTTAATGGTGAAGATTACAAGAGAAATTTAAATCCTGACGGTACAGTCGGTGTTTTAACAACAGGAAGTTTAAAAGCATCAGTTGCTAATCTATCTACTGGTTATAAACTCTTTGAAAATGCTGATAATTATTCTGTTAATTTCCTACTTATGGGATCTGGAAATTATACTAAAGAGGAAACTCAGGCATTAGCAAATCAAATTGTTTCAGTTGTTGATGTCAGAAAAGATTCACTTGCATTCATCAGTCCATATAGAGGAGCATTCTTGACTGACACTGACGTTGGATCTGTCACTGTTAATAGTGATGAAGAAATAACAAACAATATTCTTAGTTTCTATGCACCAATAACATCATCATCATATGCTGTATTCGATAGTGGGTATAAGTATATGTACGATAGATTTGATAATACTTTCCGATATGTTCCATTAAATGGAGATGTTGCAGGAACTTGTGTTAGAACTGACATTACAAACTTCCCTTGGTTCTCACCAGCAGGAACACAAAGAGGTGCAATTCTAAATGCAGTGAAACTTACTTATAATCCAAGTAAGTCTCAGAGAGATGTTCTTTATTCAAACAGAATTAATTCTGTAGTATTCTCAGCAGGATCAGGAATTGTTCTATTTGGTGATAAGACTGCACTTGCAAAATCATCAGCATTTGATAGAATCAACGTTCGTAGATTATTCTTATATCTTGAAAATGCAATTTCTAATGCTGCTAAAGATCAACTATTTGAATTCAACGATGAAATTACAAGAACAAACTTTGTAAATATTGTTGAACCTTTCCTACGTGATGTTCAAGCAAAACGAGGTTTACAAGATTATGTTGTTATTTGTGATGAGACAAATAACACTGCTGCTGTTATAGATAATAATGAGTTTGTAGCAGACATCTTCATTAAACCAGCAAGGTCGATTAACTTCATTGGTTTAACCTTCGTTGCCACCAGAACTGGTGTTGCTTTTGAAGAAGTAATTGGTAACGTTTAATTCTACTAGAGGTACAAAAAATTATGCCAACACGACAACAACAAAACACTACTCCATTAAGAACAATTAGTGATTTTAAAAGTAGATTATCTGGTGGTGGTGCTAGACCGAATCTATTTGAAGTAGAATTAGCATTTCCAAATGCAGTAGGAATAGAAAATGATGTTTTACAAAAATCAAGGTTCTTAGTTAAAGCAGCCGCACTACCAGCATCTACGATTGCTCCTATTGATGTTCCATTCAGAGGTCGTATTTTAAAGATCGCTGGAGACAGAACATTTGAAACTTGGACTATCACCGTTCTTAATGATACAGACTTTTCTATTCGTTCTGCTTTTGAAAAATGGATGAATGTTATTAATAAAATGTCTGATGCTACTGGATTAGTTGATCCAGA